AAAAATTTAAGCAGCTGATTGCTTCAGTTCCAGCTGGTACAACGGTATTTGATAGACAGCAGCAAGTTCTTGACTTCCAGGCTAAAACTGGACAAAAGGGAGTCAGCGTTGAATCACTTTATGCAGAAGCAAGGAGACAATCTGCAGGCACGGCTGGAGATCTAATTAGTGTGCTTGATATAGCTCAGACCACTCCAACAGAAAGCAGGCCTGGCGGCAGAAGCTCTGGTCCAGGAAAACGAAGGATTCTAGGAAAGCCGTTAGCACAACTACAGCAGGCTGCTAGAACAGAACAAAATATTGGTTTTGATATGGGAGTACAGGATGCTCAGGCAGTCAAGAGAGGAATGTCTTCTGTTCTTGGTGATGGCAAATCAGACCCTCTTATTATTGCAACTCCATTAAGAAACAGCCCACACCCAGAAGCAAAGACTAACGGGATTGAAGATGCGAGGGCATACTCTGAGGGAATGCAGCTAGAAACAAGAAAACAAAACAGGCTAAAGCTTCGCAGTCAATCTGGACGTAAAAGAGGCGGAATAAACAATGTAATTTCTGAAAAGCTTGACCAAACACTAGAAAGAGGAATGCTTGATCAAAGGCAAAATCTTATAGATCAAGAAGAGGCTCTTAATGCTAATACTGCTAATCAGCAAAAAACAAGAAAAGATTTAATAAAAGAAGAAAAAGAAATTTCACGATCTGAGCGTCAGCTTCAAAGACAAGCTGCAGCTCAGCGTAGACAACAACTTGCTGGAAGAGCATTTGGAGTTTTGGGAACCGCCACAATGGTTGCAGGAATGGCAACTGGTGTAGAAGGACCAATTGGAGAAGTTGCTAGAGGAGTAATGCCAGCTCTAGCTGGGCTATCTGCCATTGCCCCAGTTTTGCTAGCACTGCCAGCTCCGCTAGCACTTCTTGCTGCTGGAATTGGAGCGGTATCATTTGGGCTGATTAAATGGAACGAGATGATTGGCAATGCAAGAAAAGATGGAATAAATCTTGGAAATGCGCTGTCGATGTCCACCGATAAGCTAATAAAGTTCTCTGAAGCTACTGGAACTGTAAGTGCTACACAGGAAAGAAGAGCAAAGCAAGAAGATCAGCTAACCAGCGCAACAGCTAAACAAAGAAAGTTTGGTCAAGAGTTTCTCTCTTCTGAATTTGGAAAAGAATTTTTGCAGTCAGTAAATACTGCGCTAGAATCTGGAATTGCTGGTGCACCACAAACAATTGCAACAAATATAGCAACAGCTGTGGCACAGGGAGTTCTAACGCCATCTCAAGCAAATAGCATTGTTGCTTCAATAGGCGCAGAGCTTGGAGACTTTGTTCTATCTGGAAAGATCAGCGCCGAGCTGATAAATCTAATTGGGCCAAATGGAGAAGATTTAACAAAAGAACCACTTAAGGTTTTGTTGGAGATTCAAGAAAAGGGAATTGAAAATCTTAAAAATGCATTAGACATAGTAACTGACCCAACAAGAATTCAAGAAATAGCACAGCAACAAGTATCTGCAGAGCGAGAGGCTGCAGAAAAATCCAGAGGATTCTGGGAAAAGACATTTGAAAGTATAAACATTTTCAGAGCAATAGCTGAAGCAAACGAAGCTGCTAAATATACTGCTCAAGCTGTACAGCTATCCATAAACTATGCTCAAAGTCAGCAGCAAGCATTGGACGTTTTAGGAAAGCAGTATGATACAAAACTTGACCAGCTAGAACAAGAGCTTTTGTCTACAACAGATGCAGATAAAAAACTTAAATTAGAACAAGAGATTAACACAGTTCTAAAACAAAGAAAGTCAGATTTTGCAACTTTAAATAAAGCAAATCAGCAATCGTTTAATGATCTCGTAGCCATGCAGTCTAAGCTAGACCCAACAGTTTTCTCAGATGCTCTTAAGGCAACTATAGATGCAAGATTTGAGGGCAATGAGGCAATGGGTGTTATTGCCAAGGGCGTATTGGATGAGATTAATAAGTTAGAAGAATCTGAGTTTAAAACAACCTTACAGCTTCAGCTTGCATCTGGCGAACTTTCTCCGTCTGCAATAACAAGAATCCTTGAGATGCAGGATACCGTTTTGCCAGTATTGTTTAAAATGACAGCTTCTGCTGCAGGTCTACCAAATGCTAATCAGCTTTTACAGCTATTAGCAAGAGGATCTGCAACAAATGAGCAAATAATAGCAGAATTTGCAATAGCTGCAAACATAGAAGATCCAGAAGAATTTGATAGAAGACTGGAAGCAGTTAATCAGCTTTCTCAAGTGCCAACCGAATATGGGTTAAAAGTCTCAATGACTGGTCAAAATATTGGCCAGGTTATGTCGGTAGTCAGAATGCTTGAAGATGAGCCAGAAACTATTAGCTATCAAAGAGTGCTTGAGCTGGAAGAGGCAAATCCAGGAACATTCCAAGGAATCATCGATAATTGGAATACAATAACTGGCGGAGCCTCTGTAATTAAAAAAGAAATAATCTTTGACTTTAAATCAGTAGCTTCTGGCGGTAATAGCCTTATCAGTCAATATTTGCAGGCAGTTGGCGTGAGAACAAATGTGGTTGGAGATTTAAGTAAATTAACACCAGCCCAATATAATAAGCTTTTGGCAACAGCAACATCGTACTTTATTGGTGGCGGCAAAGCAGACATCGATACGATAGAAGAAAAGGAAACGCCAGCCCAAACTACTGGTGGAACATCGGCAAATCCATTAGATGACATACTAAATAAGCTTAGGCTAGTTAGGGATTCGTCAATTCAAACAAAGGGTGGATTGGCAGAACTATTAAGAGTAATGAAAGATGGGTCAAAGGCTACAACACAGTTTGTTGGAGTTGAGCAAAAACTTTTATTCCAGGGATACGGCAAGGACTTCATTGATGCCGTTATGTCAATGGAAGAGGGAACCAGAAGACAGTTCGTAACCATTAAAAATGGAGTGGTTTCTGTAACAAATGCAGGAAAAGCCTTAGCAAGCACTTTTAGAGAAATAACGCTAGGGGAGTATCAGGTTTCTTTAACAGCTGACGTGGCTGCGATAAATGCTCAAATAACATCAATGATTAAGCTAAAGTCGGCTGGGCTTTCTCTAGCTGACTCTTCTGAAATAGTACAGGATAGACAATTAGCTCTTGCGGTTGCCAATGCAGCAAATAAAGAAGAGGTTGAAAAGCTTATACAAGCGTATAAAGAATTAAAAGCTGCAGAAGATAGGCTCGCTCTCTTTACTCCAGAAGGAAGAATAAGAGAGTTTAAAGATGTTGCGTCAGAGGCAAATGCTTATTTCTCTGCACAAGAAGAATTCTACAATCAGCAATATGAGGCTGGAGTTAAGGCATATGAAGTAACAAATGAAATTGTAAAGGCTCAGAGAGAAGTAACAGATAAAGAATTTAAGATTGACGATTTGCAGTTTGCGCTTGATCAAATTTCAGAAAAAGAGCAGGAAATTAATGATGAGTATGATAAGCGTGAAGAGGCAATTGAAAATATTTTCAAGGCTAATAAGGCTGTTCTAGAACAAGACAAGGAAAAGCTAGACATCGCAGATGCATTAGCTTCTGGAGATTTAGCCGCCGCTGCCAAGGCCATGAGAGCACAAACAGTTGCTAATCTTGAAAGAAATAAAGAAGCACAGATTAATAATTTGCAAATTTCTAGAGAAGCAGAGCTTGCAAGGGTTAGGGATGCTAGCGGAAAATCAAGACTTGAAATAGAAAAAGAAATTAGAGATCTAGAAAAAGAAATTGTTAATATACAAGAAAGCAAGCTAGAGCCATATCAGCAGGAGATAGAGAGGCTTGACAGGATTAGGCAAGATGCCCTAAAAGATGTAAGCAACACAGGTTTCCTGGGACTAACTCAATCTAGATGGGAAACCATTGCTAATGAAATTGAAAGGGCAAGATTTAATGTGGCTGGATATGCAGATGAGCTTAAGAGTAGGCTATCTGCTTTAGGATTTACAATTAATGCAGATGGAAGCGTAGGATTTTCATCAACCACTGCCGCTTCAATTGTTAATCCAAATACAGCTGCAGGCACAACACCCACACCGTCTCCTGCCCCAACTACGGAACAAACAGATGTTCAAAAACAAATTGCAGAGCTAAATAGAAGAATTGCAATAACAAGATGGCGAGTAAACAATGAAAATCTGAGTGCCTCTCAAAAGCAAGATCTTATGGCAATCAATATTAAGAGAATAAAAGAAGTTCAAAGGCTGGGCGGAACTCCAGATATGACGGGACAGATAAAACCAGGATCAAGCGCAGAAATCATAAAATTAGCACCAGGGTTTGCTGCAGGTGGATATGTTGCCAAGTATATGAGAATGGGCGGACTCTTGCCATATAAGGCAGAGGGTGGTACAATATTCTCGTCAATGGGGACAGACACCGTTCCAGCAATGCTAACTCCAGGAGAATTTGTTGTTCGAAGACATGCGGTAAGCAATTTTGGGGTAGATAGACTTAAAGCCATAAACAATGGATCATATAAGGGCGATTCAATGTATAATTATAGCGTCAATGTTAATGTTAAGTCAGACGCTAATCCAGACGAGATTGCAAGAAGCGTAATGACACAAATCAAGCGCATTGACTCTCAAAGAATTAGGGGAAATAGACTGTAATGACTAGTGCAGCATACATGGCAGGCCGTAAAAAATATGCTAGACCACAAGCAATGCTTTGGGCAGATAGCCCAGGAACGCTTATAGATGGTGTATATATTCCAAACGACTTTGAGATAAATGCCGCCAATAGCGGAGAGCTTGGAAATCAGTTTATTATTTTGTCTGACGATAATCGTGACCCAATTGAGTTTAATGTAGAAAGAATTGAGAAAAGAGAAAGAATGATTAATGGTAGGATGCGATCTTATCATATCGCAGATAAGCTTTCTATCTCTACTTCATGGCAAATGCTGCCATCTAGATCTTTTGCCCTCGCCCCAGACTTTGACGAAAACGGTATTCCAGATTTAGTCACTTCTACTGAGGGCAAGCTTGTAACTCCATATGGCTCAGCATATTACGCAGATCAGCAGTACACAACAGACGGCGGAGCTGGCGGTGTAGAGATTTTAGACTGGTACGAAAAACACCAAGGACCATTTTGGGTATTCTTGGCATACGATAAATATACAACTTTCGGAAGAGATGATTCTGCATATGCACAACTTCCAAGATATAACCAGATAATTGAAATGTTCTTTTCTGATTTCAGTTATTCTGTTGAAAAGCGTGGCAATAGCACATATGACTTTTGGAATATATCGGTAACGCTGGAAGAGGTCTAAGTGTTTCAGGACCCAACGCTAAAAGATTACTTAGAAACCAGCTCTTTAGTTAGAAATGAGTCATTAATAATTGCTGAATGGAATCTAAATATTGCAAACAATATTGATAGAATTGGTAATTATAGATATCGACCAACCTCTGAAATAGGGTCTATTTATCGTAATCCAGCATCAACATACGACCAATTTGACGAAGGAAACTATTATACTGGAGCAACAGACTCTGACATAACTATAGACGGAGGACTTGATAACCAAGATGTGCCAACCGTTTTCCTTTCTTCAAAACAAAAAGAAAGTCTGCTATATTCTTTAGAAGATTGTTTTTCTAGATTTAGGCCTAGGTCTGGAATAAATAAGATAAGATATTTTAATAATAGATATACCCATCATGCTAATCAGGAAATGGCCAATCGCCCAAGGTACTACATGGCACACAAGGATGATCAATTTAAATACTGGACATCCTACAGGACTGAGACAAACAACGATAACACTACATCTGAGCGGGGAATTGCCTCTATTAATATAAATAATCTATATTACATAGACGACGCTGCACCGTATATAGTTTATAAAAATAGCATACCAACAAATAGAATTGTAGTTAAAATGCAAACTAATGTTGGCACAACAGATCTAGGACCATTTTCAAATTCATATACGACATTTAATGATCCAATGTTTGGCGATGCAAATAAAACTACTCCAGTAAGATGGAGAATACAATATCTGGTGAGCAATACTTGGCAAGACGCAGCATCATTCGATGAAAACTCTATCAGGTCAAACGGTCAGCCAATTATAAAAGAGGATGGATATGTTGAAATCGGATATGGCCTAAACATACCAGAAAAATATATAAATAGTTTTGTCTTAGCAGATACTCTTGTATCAGCAGATCTTTTACCAGAAACTGGAATATTTGGCCAGGCATATTTGATAAAAACATCTAGTCTAGATATGGGCACATACTATGTTTGGTCGGGAACCGAATTTGAGCAGTTTGAGCCAACCTATGGATGGAGGCTTATAGAAGACGGGGTTGACAATGCAACTCCATATGTTACAGAATTTGTAGATCCGCCACAATATCTAGACTCACAGAACAATCTTATTCAGTACAGAGAATTTGCTCTTATTGATGGCGTAAGGATTGTTGTAGAGACTATGAATAAGCTAGACAGCACCCTCGATCTAATTGAAATTTCTCCAAGATTGACAGCAAATATTTCAGACAGAACGATGTCTTATTCGATATCTAAAACAGCCTCTGATCTGGGAATTAGCGGAATGCCAGTTGGACAGCTTTTGGCATCGACTGGCAGCATAGAAATTTTTGATTATGATAATGCCTTTAGTGATGTGAACTCAGATAGCATAATATCAAAATATGCTTCGCAAAATTTACAAATTAAGTTTTATGAAATTATTAAAAATGTAGAATCTTACGACTATTATGTTCCAATAAAGACAATGTATATCGAAGGCTTTCCTCAGCTTTCTAATACTGAGCGTATTGTTTCAATTAACCTTAGAGACCTATACTTTTATTTTGAATCAATAACTGCACCACAGCTATTGCTTACAAATGTATCTCTTAGCTATGCAATATCTACATTATTGGACTATATTGGTTTTTCGAATTATGCCTTTAAAAGGATTGACGGAGAGTCAGACCCAATTATTCCATATTTCTTTGTTGAGTCAGATGTAAGTATTGCACAGGTCCTAAATGATCTAGCAGTTTCAACACAAAGCTCAATGTTTTTTGATGAGTATAATAACTTCATAGTTATGAGCAAAAACTATGCGCTACCATCAGCATCAGAAAGGCCAACAGACATTACTTTATATGGAACTGTAGATTTTGAAAAAGATGGTGCATATTCAAACAGTCCAACATCTAGAATATTAGCAAACATTGTAGATATTTCTGCACAGGATAATGCGGTGTATAATGACGGCCAGATAACATATACTACAAGATATATCCAAAAGCAATTTAGGGGTACTGCTCAAGCAGAGCTTCAGGATAGGCAAAGAAATTGGATATATCGTCCAGTCATAATGTGGCAAGGCGCACCAATCGAAAAGCTTTTATCAAAAAATGGACAATACGAAACAACTCAGGATGCATTGGCAGCCATACCATTAAACTCAACCTTAACAGCAGATTTACCAATTGTTCAAAATAATACTGTTATTAATAATATAATGGATCTAGGAGAAGGCGTTTATTATCTATCTAGATATAATGGGTATTTTTATGCCAATGGAGAAATTATTAAGTATGATGCTGTTCAGTATAATATTCCAGGCATAACATCAGCAAATGGAGGCCCAAATGTTTGGATTAGCAGCTCACAGGAATATGAGAGATATTTTGCACAACTACCATTTAATGGCAAAATATATCCAACAGGACTAATAAGAATTTACTCAGAGCCAAATTACGAAACTGTTGGCGAAACATTTAGAATGAAAAATGGTTCAGTTGCAAAACATGGAAGAGGCCAATTTGGGACTCAGCCGATAACTCATTATGCAGGCATAGATCCATATTGGAAATCAACTCAAAACATGTATGGTTGTCATATGTCATCAAGCTATCTTTTCTCCTCTGACACCTCTACAGCAGACTTAAATCTTTCTTCTGGACCTGCTGGACTATTTACTCCAGACGGCAATTCATCTAAGCTAGAAGCTCAAAAAACCCTGGCTACCAGTATTATTAAAAACTTTATGGTTCAGTCTTCACTTACAGAAGCAGAGCAGGCAGAACTTTTATCAACAGATAGCGCAACAGTACAGGCATCTGCACTTATTTTGACTGGCAAATCTTTTAGAAGCACAGAAAATCCAGTAGATTTTATTTCTTATATACCAAAACCGCTAAATGAAAAGTATGTGCACTTTGGAACCAGAATGAGAATTGTTGGAAAGGTTCTAACTAATGCCGATAGAATTCAAAACCCATCTGGAAGCTCAACTTATTACACCGTCCCTGGTAGCTCTCCAGATAAGAGTATCACGGTCGGAGCATCTTCTGGAGGAATTGGTATACTCATTAATCCAGAAAACAATAATGGATACTTTTTTGAAATAGCTGCATTAACATCAAATAATCCTCTGGCACACAATTTGTTATTTTATAAAGTTGTTCGTGACTCTGACACTGACGCTGCAATTCCAGTTAAGCTTTGGAGTGAATTTTCTGCTGGGATCACTACAGATGATGGAACATTTGTTGGAATGGGCAGGGTAACCGATAGCGGCATTACCAGTGTTTATGATCTAGCAGTTGAATATGAAAACATAGGAAGCACAAGAAGATTCTATCTATATATAAATAATAGAATTATTGCAACCGTAGATGATACATCTCCACTTCCAATATACAATAATATGGCAGTATTTGTTCGAGGATCTTCAAGGTGCATGTTTGAAAATATATATGCTCTTGGAAATAACTATGCTCAAAATACAGTCTTTGCCCTTGACACACCTGCAAAATTTGTACATGGAAATGAAATAATTCAAGCAAGTGATGCCCTAAAGAAATATGCAATTAGTGGAATGGTTCAATCTTCCTATCTTAGTGGAATTAGTCCATCAGAACCGCCAAAATTTAATATATATTATGAAGAGTTTGGAACGATCATGAGAGAGGTAGCATACTATAATGTTAAATATGATAAGGCATATCCAGCATTATATGCCAAGCTACAATATCGTCCAGTAAAATCAAAAAATCTTGTTGTTTCTGGTTTTATGGCTGGAGCTTATTCGGCAGAATTTTTGCTATTTAATGCGACAGACTCCGCCATTGTGCTAAATGAAAATGGAGCAGATATCTCTATTCAGGGAATAACATTTACTCAGTCTTCAGCAACTGAACTAACGGTAGATTCATATTTTTCAAAAGCAAGCGATTTCTCTAATGTTGATTTTATTGCAGATCCATTGGTTCAGTCACCATTAAAGGCTGCTGAATACTATCAGGATATTAAGGTTAGCCGTCTAACACACAATAGGAATGCCTTTAATATAGATGCAAAATATGTGCAAACTCAGGACGACGCAAACAATCTGATGGCCTGGATGATTAGGAAAATTATGAAGCCTAGAAGATCACTAGGGGTTCAGATATTTGCAAATCCAACCATTCAGCTTGGAGATATAGTTAGTATTAGCTATAAGGACAAATCTGGAAATGACCAGATTGCCAAAGAAGATTCCAGGTTTGTGGTTTATAATATTGAATATGCAAAAGATAATTCGGGTCCGTCCATGACGCTTTATTTGAGTGAGGCGGCGTAATGGTAAATCCAATTCCAGATATTCCATCAGTTATTCGCAGCGTACCATCTGGTCAGGGAATAAAGACAGCAACCCCAGATTTATTTGTGTACTCTGAGATAGAAGATTCTGGCGTATTAGAAGATCTGCTTTTTGAATCACTCGCTGGGCAAGAGCTAATCAATATCGCCAGGCATGACACCATAAATGGGCAGTCAATTGTTTACAGACCAATTAAAAATGTATCATCAATAGCCCTTAAATATAGCCCTCAGAATTTGTTATCATTACAGAATCCAAGCAATGCCTACTTCAATAATTTTCCAATCAAATTTCAAGACAGGGTTCCAGAGATAGATGACTTAAGAACATTTTTAAATAATAGTGCTGCTAATATAGTAATGCTGGATGATCAAACTGGAGATTTGCTCATATATGTGGTAGATATGGAAGACGATGAGCGACTTGAGATTCAGATATTGTCGGCAGGCGAAGTCTTAGATGGTACAATATATTGAGGAAATAATATGATTACAAATACTGGAAAAAGCATTCTATCTAAATACCTAATTGGGCAAGCACCTGCATATGCATCTTATATTGCAGTTGGCTGTGGCCCTAAACCATTAACAACGTCTGCTTCTAGCCAAGATTATTCAGATCAAGCAAGCCTGGACTTTGAAATGTTCCGTGTGCCAATTATATCTAGGGGATACGTTACTACAGACTCAGATACAACAGAATTGGTTTTAACAGCAGAGCTTCCTACAGAAGAAAGATATGAAATAACAGAGGTTGGAGTTTATTCAGCTGGCGCAAACCCAGCAGCTGGTGGAAATGACAGCAGAGTTTTATATTCTTTTAATACTAATAGTGAAAACTGGGAACTTCACTCACTAGATGTGGCAGAAGCAATTATTGCAGAATATGGAAATCTAGACGACGAGGGCGACAACGTAATTCGTAACGATGTCGGCAACAATGGAATTATTTTTGTTACTAATGCTGATAACCCTCTTTTTATTAATCCAGAGCGAGTTTCTAGGGGAGAAAGAAGCAGATTCCTTAACAATATGGTAGTTATGCGAGGAGACCTTTCTGAAATAGATAAAACAGGAGATGTTCTTGTGCCAGCATCTCAGGCAAGGCATATCCATTTAACTGGAACACAAATATTATTAGATAAAAATTCTCCCAATGATGAAATAAGGCTTGCATTTTCTGTTATAAATAAAGATGGTTTGGCAGCAGGAAATCCAAGCACTGTTAGGATTGTAGTAGAGTTTGCATCAGAAGACGTATCTGGATCTACTGGACAGTGGGCAAGGCTTCAAAAGGAATATACAGCATCAGATCTATCCTCTGACGGCGAAAGATACAAGGTACTTTCAAGCTCTTTGGGAAGCTTGATAAAAAGTCCAGAGTTTAGCTGGGAAGCAATTAAGATTGTTAAGATTTACGTTTCTGTGTTAGATAATCTTGGAGATCCAGATCCAGACTATTATGTTGCTCTAGATGCAATCAGGTTTGAAAATCTAAATACAACGAGTCCACTGTATGGGCTTACTGGATACACTGTTTTAAAAACTGAGGACGGTAATGCAGTAGTTAAAGAGGCAAACACTGCAAATCTTATAGAATTTAGATTTGCAATGGATGTGGTATAATGGCTGGAGTAATCAAAAAGATTAGGATTCCTAGAGAAAATCTTCCTCCAACATTAACCATAGACAATAGCAGGGTAGAGTCTTTTAGTATATCTAGCGTAATCGTAACTACAAATGCTGGAAATCCAGTATATGAATATTCTACAGATATAGATAATACTTTTGCTATTGGAGACTTTATTACAATTACTGGAATAGTTGACTCAGCCTCTAGTGATATTTTTAATTTGGACAATGCAAGAATAATTGATAAACCAACAGATAACACATTTCAAGTTCAGGTTGCATCTACAACATCGACAACCTATGTTTCTGGCGGGACTGTAAGCAAAAATAATGGCCTTTATGTAGTTAGATATAGAATAATTTCTGAAGATAGAAATAGGACATCTCACTGGTCGCCACAGTACACACTTTCCCCAGCCCAGGTAGTTGCTAACCCAGGAGAAAACATTATTGAAAATCGTGTATCTGATAATTTAATTTTTGTTTCCTGGAAACTTCCCAAAGACTACAGAGACAAAGAAAAATCAGAAATAGGATCATTTGATGTCTATGTTGCTTGGGGCACCACTACCGCTGGGGTAGGCCTTTATGAGTATTATTCAACAGTTTCTGGAACCTCTGCGGTAATTGCAATTAATCCAAGTGCTCAGAAATACCAGGTGGCAATTCAAAATAGGACATACCCAATAAGAAGGCGTGTTCTAGAGCTAACTATTGCAGAAACAAATCCAGTAAACCTTTAGGCTATGGTATAATTAGACATTATGGCAAGAGTACCAGTTCCAGAGCGTGGTCAACCACTAGATCTTTCATATGTTTATCAGCTAGCCACAGCGGTAAATGATGTTTCAGATCAACTAGCTACAAATAGCTATAATTATTTAACTATTGATACTCAGACCGCTGGCAGACAGAGCGTAAAGACTGCCGAAGGAAAAGTAATTGGCGGATATGTAGAATTTCCAACTAATCGAATTGTTAGTGCTGGAAATGAGCAAGAATTTTCTTACAACTTTGAAGACTTCAAATATCCACCAATTGTAACAGCAACACCAGTTAACGTTGGAAACACCCCAGCTGGTCGTAATGTTTCTGTGGTAATAAAAAATATTACAACATCTAGCATAAATGGCGTAGTCAGATTCAATGCACCAGGTGATGTATCTCTGGCTGTCAATCTTATTATTGTTGGAATTCCAAATAAGCTATAGGAATTCTAAATGCCTCAAAATCCAAAACGTGGATACAGGACAAGAGAAGAATATAACCAAGCTCCTGTAATACCTGGAAACCAAAAGGTATGGTTTCTAAATGGCGATCTTGTTAGGGTGCATCACTTAAACAGATCTAATGGAATAATGTCTGTTTATAACATTATTAAAGATCAAATAGAAAGCTGCCTAATTTCTGACTTTAAAAGAAATAGGGAGCGAGCATATACTGTAGGAGAAACTGCAGACTTAGTAAATAGACATAAAAAATACTTGCCAAATTTGATGAAGCGTGGTATAATTCCATTTCCAACTGGATCACAAAAGGGTGGAAATACTGGGTGGCAGGTAAGAAGCTATTATTCAGAATCACAAGTGAGAGCAATCCGTGATATACTTGCCTCCTATTCCATGGGTAGGCCCAGGAATGATAAATTAATTACAAATAATATAACCCCCTCTCCGCAAGAGTTGACACGGAGAATGGGGGATGGTATACTGACTTATACCAGAACTGAGGATGGTAGATTTATCCCAGTCTGGTCAGAGTCTATATAAATAGAAAGAAAACGGGTATGGAAAACGAAAACACTAAGGTAAGGGTGGCATTAGGCTATACCCTTAATCTCGGCAATTTTCAGTCTCTACGCATTGACGTAGAGGTAGCTGACAATAAACGAGATGGCGAAAATACCAGCGAAGCATTTGAAAGAGTCTATAGCTTTGTTGAAGATAAACTTGCAGAGAAAGTTAAAGAAGCTTCACAAGAGCTAGAAGGTAAGTAATGCCAGAACGCAAAGACCGAATGGCTTTGCTTAGTCGTTACAGCAAACTACATACTGCAAAGTATGAGCAAAAGCCTCAAATCAATCTAAACGTAGAGCAGTGGGCAGCAGATGCCCTCATTGAGTCATATACTCTTCAGGGATGCTATGACTTGCTACAGTACTATTTTGATGTGGCACAGAATCCAAATTGGAAATATTTTGCAAATTACGCACAAGAGATAATTGATCGTAAAGAGCAATATAAACAAGACCTTGTTGAAAGACAAGAACGTAGAGAACTGGCGAAGAAGTGGTTAAGTGAGTAATACAGAGTCTAAACTAATATCAGCGGTACTTAAGGATAAGCAAGTACACGTTTTGCTACAAGCCAATGTAGACAATATACTTATGACCCATGGAGATGTCTGGCAGTTTATTCGTAAATACTATGAGAATAATCTTTCTACCCCACCAGTAGAGCTAGTAGTAGAAAAGTTTCGTGACTTTGCCCCAGAAGAGGGCGTGGGTGCAACCAAGTATCACTTAGAGCAACTGCAGCATGAATATATGAACAATGCTCTTAAAGATGTCATCAGAACAGCAGCAGCTGACGTGCAGGCAGACAAAGCAACTGCAGCACTAGAGATGCTTATTTCAAAAACAGCAGAGCTTAAAAAGAATGCGTCAGCTATTCGTGATATAGATGTCACCGATATAGATTCAGCTGTTGCCTATTATGAGCAAGTTCAAAAGCAGGCAGAGTTAGGTGTAACTGGAATTAAGACAGGACTACCAGGCTTTGATGATTACCTGCCAGCTGGCATTACTCCAGGGCAGCTGGGAGTATTCCTAGCTTATCCTGGAATTGGAAAGTCTTGGCTTTCTCTTTACTTTGCTGTACAAGCTTGGAAGCAAGGCAAGTCACCGATGATTGTAAGCCTTGAAATGAGTGAAACAGAAGTTCGTAATCGTGTGTTTACAATAATGGGCGAAGGACTCTGGTCACACCGTAAGCTTTCAGCTGGCCAAATCGAAATAGATGATCTAAAGCGCTGGCACAATTCTAAGGTTGCTGGCAAGCCAGAGTTTCACATCATATCGAATGACTCAACTGGCGGAGAGGTTACTCCGTCTATTCTTCGTGGAAAGATTGATCAGTACAAGCCAGACTTCGTAATCGTTGACTACTTACAGCTAATGAGTCCAAACACAAAGTCTGACAATGAAACTGTTCGTATGAAAAATCTTTCTCGTGAATTAAAGCTAATGGCAATTTCAGAAGAGGTTCCAATTATTGCAATTTCTTCTGCCACCCCAGATGATGTCACAAAGCTTGACACGGTTCCAACCCTTGGTCAGACTGCATGGTCTAGGCAGATAGCCTACGATGCCGACTGGGTAATGGCACTTGGGCGTGGACCAAACTCAGACGTCATTGAGTGTGTATTTAGAAAGAATCGTAATGGATTTATGGGTGAGTTTTTTGTGCAGGTAGACTTTGACAAGGGCTGGTATAAGTACAAAGACTATGAGCAAAACTAAGCAGCTCGTGATATAATTATGAAAAAGAGAACTAATGAGTAAAAAAAATACATCTACGGTATATACTCCAGAGCAGGTCAAAAGGGTCATAACTGGGGCAGGGCTGACCATTGAGAATGAGATCGATACTGACTTTATTTTATTTTGCCCATTTCACCCCAATCACAGAACCCCTGCTGGGGAAGTAGACAAGCACAGAGGCATATTCTTTTGCTTTTCTTGCCACAAGGTGGCAGACCTAATAGAGCTGGTAATGCATGTAAGCGGTAGGACCTACTTTGAGTCTATTAGATTTATTAAATCTAAAGAGCAGCAATCCAACCTGGAAGACGAAGTTTCTAAAACACTGGCTCAGAAGCCAGAATATGACCAATTTGACGAGGTTTTGATAAGGCGACTGGCTGCCCAGGCTCAAGAGTCTCCAAGGGCTATCCGCTATTTTTCTGGCAGGCAAATAAATCAGGACTCAATGAAAAAGTTTTATTTAGGATTTTCTGAAAAGCAAGACATGGTCACTGTGCCAGTACATTCACCGTCAGGTATGCCAGTCGGATTTGTAGGCAGATCTATAGAGGGTAAGGAATTTAAAAATACACCAGGACTGCCAAAGGCCAAGGTATTGTTTAATCTACACAGAATAAAATCAGCAGACAGAGTGTATGTTGTAGAGTCATCATTCGATGCGATTAGGCTAGACCAATGCGGATTCCCAGCAGTAGCAACTCTGGGGGCAAATGTTTCAAATTTTCAAATAGACTTGCTTCAAAAGTACTTTAACAATATAATTGTTATAGCAGATAATGATGAAGCTGGCGGTAACATGAAGTCTAGGATTCAAGAAAAACTTGGATCTCGTGTTAGCGTAATACAACTAGACAAACAATATAAAGATATAGGCGACATGTCTGACGATGATATAAAGCAATTGCAAGTATCATTTGACAAGTCAATACAAGCCATGCTACAATAATCAACCAAAACAAGGAGAAAAATGAGCGTAATCAAAGGGCTAAAGAATATCAACGCAATACTTGATAAGCCAAAGTACGATGAGTCAAGACCAAAGGTTCGTTGGCTCAAGCTTGCAGACGGTCAGTCTGTAAAGATTCGTTTTATTGAAGAGCTAGATGAGGATAGTCCAAGCTATGCAGAAGAGCGAGGACTTGCTCTAGTGGTAAAGGAACACTCTAATCCAAAGGACTACAAGCGTAAGGCTTTGGATACAATGGACTCAGAAGGTCGTGACTTCGCAGAAGAAATGTACCGTAAAGATCCAAAGGCAAACTCTGGCTGGAAGGCAAAGCTACGCTTCTACTGCAACGTTCTAATTGACGACGGCATTGAAGCACCATATGTTGCAATTTGGTCTATGGGTGTTAGCAAGCAGTCTGTATTTAATACTATTCGTGAGTATGCTCTAGACACTGGAAGCATTTCTAATATCACCTGGAAGCTAAAGCGAAACGGTGTTGGAACAGAGACCAACTACACACTTATTCCTTCAAAGCCAGACACCGAGCCGTTTGACTGGAGCGGAATCGCTCCTTTCCCACTGGAATCTGCACTTAATAAGGTTCCATATGCAGAGCAAGAGGCATTCTATCTTGGCTTTGACACACCATCAGTCACATCATCAAACATTGACTGGTAGGCAATAATTTGAGCTATAACGGTCTTCACGTTCACACACACTACTCGCTGTTTGATGGCATTGCCACACCAGAAGAGTATCTGTCTCGTGCACAAGAGCTTGGCATGTCAGCCTTAGCAATTACTGATCATGGATCTTTGTCTGGTCACAGAGAGTTCTATCGTATTGCAAAAGAAAAAGGAATTAAGCCAATCCTTGGCGTCGAAGGTTACATCACCAATGACAGATTTGATCAACGTGCAACTGACGTCAGAGACGGACTTTTAGATCTAGTCTATAATCACGTCATTGTCCTTGCCAAAAATCGTGTGGGACTTGAAAACCTAAATAAGCTTAATGAAATAGCGTGGACTGAAGGATTCTTCAAGAAACCACGATTTGATTACGAAGTGCTAGAGAAGTACTCAGAAGGACTCATTGTCCTTTCTGGGTGCCTCTCTGGTGCTTTGGCAAAAGCAATTGAGGCAGAAGAGCTGGCAGAAGCAAAGAGAATTATTGAGTGGCACAAGCGTGTATTTGGAGACGATTACTACATTGAAGTAATGCCACACAACCCAGCAGAAGTAAATAAGCAGTTGTTAAGCTTGGCAGACCAGTATGGGGTAAAGGCAATTGTTACTCCAGACTGTCATCACGCACACACTGGCCAAAAAGAAATTCAGGAACTAAAGCTTATTCTAAACAGCTATTCAAATAAAGTTCAAAAAGATGCCACATACGATAGGTCATTAAAGTATGAAGGGCTTATGGATAGACTTAACTATCTATATGGCGATAGAGAAATAACCTTTACAAACTTTGACATTCATCTACTATCTGACGAAGAAATGCATAATGCAATGAAATCGCAGGGCATAGACAGAGAAGATATCTATGATCACACACGAGAAGTGTCAGAGAAGGTAGAAGACTATAAGATTAAAGATCACCTAGACCTACTTCCAGTTCAGTATCAAGACCCAGACAATGAGCTTAAAGAGCTAGCGCTGGCTGGTCTAAAAGATCGTAATGTTTATACAGAAGAATATTTGAATAGGCTAGAAGAAGAGCTTGAGATAATTAAGCAAAAGAATTTTGGCCCATACTTCTTGGTTGTGCGATCAATGATCTCTTGGGCAAAAAAGCAGGGCATCATGGTTGGACCAGGTCGTGGTTCATCTGCTGGCTCACTGCTTTGCTATGCCCTAGAAATTACAGACATTGATCCAATCAAGCACGGTCTGCTATTTTTCCGTTTTATCAATCCAGAACGTAATGACTTCCCAGATATTGATACAGATATCCAGGATTCAAGACGTGAAGAAGTTAAAGACTATCTTGTCAGGCAGTATAAGCACGTAGCGTCTATTGCAACATTTTTACAGTTTAAAGATAAGGGTGTTGTAAGAGATATAGCACGTGTGCTGCACATTCCGCTGACAGATGTAAACAAGGTTATGAAGGTGGTGGATACCTGGGATGATTACTGCACGTCAAAACAAGCAGCATGGTTTAGAGAAAAATATCCAGAAATTGAGAAGTATGGCGATCAGCTTCGTGGGCGCATTAGAGGAACTGGCATTCACGCTGCTGGTGTTGTTACTTCTAAGTATCCAATTTTTAAGTACGCTCCCATGGAAACTCGCACGTCTCCTGGAAATAAAGAAAGAATCCCAGTAGTAGGCGTTGACATGGAAGAGGCAGAGCGCATTGGTCTAATTAAGATTGACGCACTGGGCCTAAAAACATTGTCGGTACTGAGAGATACTCTAGACATAATTAAAGAAAGACATTACAAAGAAATAGATCTATTATCTATTGACATGGAAGACTCGAAAGTATACGAGATGCTATCTTCTGGATATACTAAGGGTGTTTTCCAATGTGAAGCCACACCTTATACAAACTTGCTAGTAAAGATGGGTGTCAAAAACTTTGCAGAGCTTGCAGCATCTAATGCTCTAGTTCGTCCAGGTGCGATGAATACCATCGGAAAAGATTACATTTTGCGTAAGCATGGTAAGCAGAACATTGCATACCATCACGAAGTAATGAAGCAGTTTACGTTAGACACTTATGGATGTATTCTGTATCAAGAGCAGGTTATGCAGGCCTGTGTTAATCTTGGTGGAATGACAATGGCAGAAGCCGATAAGGTTCGTAAAATTATTGGAAAGAAGAAAGATGCGAAAGAGTTTGATCAGTTTAGGGAAAAGTTCGTTGAAGGTGCTTCAAGGTTTATCGCTCCTAATATCGCACGTGATCTATGGTCTGATTTTGAGGCCCATGCTGGGTATTCGTTCAATAAGTCTCACGCTGTTGCGTATTCTACGCTCTCGTATTGGACGGCGTGGCTAAAGACATACTACCCACTTGAGTTCATATATTCTATTCTTAAAAACGAGAAGGACAAGGATGCCCGTACCGAGTATCTTATTGAAGCAAAACGTATGGGAATCTCTATTAAGTTGCCTCACATAAATGAATCAGATATTGATTTTAAGATTGAGGGCAAGGGCATTAGGTTTGGTCTAACAGGAATCAAATACATCTCAGACAATATTGCAGAAAAGTATATGTCCGCAAGACCATTCTCTTCTTATGCTCAGCTAGAAGAGTTTACGATGACAAAGGGCAACGGCGTAAACAGTAGAGCTTTGCAAGCATTGCGTGTAACAGGAGCTGCCACATTTCCAGATAATCCAAGAAACGATGCAGAGATTAAAGAAAATCTTTATGAATATCTTAATCTTCCAGAATTTAATGTTTCAATTCCACCACACTTCTATGCCTTTATTAATGACATAGATGAGTTCGAGGAAAAAGGATCTTTTATTCTGATTGGCATGGTTAAAAGCATTAAGCGTGGCAAGGGCTGGTCACGAGTAGAGTTGCTAGACAAAACTGGCAGTATTGGAATCTTTGATGACGAGCAAACCGCTATTGAGCCAGGCAAGACATACCTAATTTTAGCAAGCGATAACAGGGTCCTGAGTGCGATTCCATCAGACGAGATTGGCAAAATGGAGTCAGCGCTGGTTAAGTATTTAAATTACAAGCAGCTTCCCTACACAGAAAGTGAAATGTATGTTGTTTCTTTTAAGCCAAGGGTAACTAAGGCTGGAAAGAAAATGGCTTATCTTACTCTTGCAGATGCTTCTAGAGAATTGCACTCCGTAACTGTATTCCCTACTCAATTTGCAAAAGCATATATGAAAATTAAAGAGGGGCTGGCATATCAATTTTCTTTTGGTAAAACAAAAGATGGAACAGTAATAATGGAGGACATAATTGACAACGGTTGAAGAGGCTCTAGCCCTGCTAGATCCTAAGATTAGAAACAAGCTTGCTACTGGAGCTGGAATTAAGACTGAAACACAGCCTACGCCCAGCCCAGGGCTTAATAGGGCACTAAATGGAGGTCTGCCCTATGGTAGGCAGGTCCTTGTTTGGGGAAGCAAGTCTAGTGCTAAATCATCACTATGCCTTCAAACAATTGGACTAGCCCAAAAGGATGGCAAGCTTTGTGCCTGGATTGATGCCGAGATGTCCTATGATGAAGCCTGGGCAAAAAATCTTGGGGTAGACACAGATAAGTTAATTTATTCACAAGCAAGAACAATTAATGAGATGGTAGATGTCGCTGTAGCTCTAATGCAAGCAGGGGTAGACCTAATTGTAATTGACTCAATTACATCCTTGCTACCAGCTATTTATTTTGAGAAAGACTCTGATGAGCTAAAGTCGTTAGAAAATACAAAACAGATTGGTGCTGAATCTAGAGACTTTAGCAATGCATGGAAAATGATTAACTATGCTAACAATAAGATAAAGCCTACTTTAATTATTGCTATTTCTCAATCTAGAAATAATATTAATGCTATGTATACTAGCCAGCAGCCAACTGGAGGGCAGTCTACAAAATTCTATTCATCTACAGTCATAAAGCTATTCTCATCTGAGTCAGATAATCAAGCACTCAAAGGAAAAATCCCAGTGGGGGATAAGCTAATTGAAGAAAAGGTTGGTCGTAAGGTTAGATGGGAAATTCAATTCTCTAAAACATCTCCAGCATTCCAAAGCGGAGAGTATGACTTTTATTTCCGTGGAGATAATCTTGGAATAGACTCAATTGCAGATCTCGTAGATACGGCAGAGATGAACGGTCTCGTTGAAAGAACTGGTGCCTGGTATAAGCTAGAAAGCGGAGACAAGATACAAGGCAGAGATGCTTTTATTAAGTATGTCAAGGATACCCCAGAGTATCAGGCAGAGCTAAAGGCAAAACTTAATGTCTAGCAAATATGAGATTTATCATGGAGAATTCCCTTGCCATACTTGTGGGGAAGTGGTAAAATCGTTAAGGTTTTATTTTGACACAAAAGATACTACTTGGATGTGTAGTAAGAAACACATAAGTGTTGTTACCTTAATATCACCCAAGAGAACAAAGAAAGATTATGAGCGAGAAGTCGGAGAGTAAGCGACTTGGGGCCAAGCAAACTAAAAACAGTGGGCGTGGCAATAAAAAGGGAGACGCAACCTGGGAAAACTTTACAGTTGACTTTAAAGAATATCCAAAGGGCTTTACCGTAAACCAGGACAACTGGGCTAAAGCTGCAACCGATGCAGTCAAAAATGGAAACGATCCAGCAATCGTAGTGATTCTGGGAGAAGGAAGCAGAAAGACAAGGCTTGCAATAATAGAGCTATCTCTATTAGAGCAGCTACTTGAGGACTAATTATGAAAACACTATTTTTAGATATTGAAACTACGCCAATGCAGGTATATGCCTGGGGGCTTTTTGATCAAAACATTACTATTGATCAAATCATTAAGAGCACAGAAATGCTATGTTTTGGTGCTAGATGGCTTGGAGAAAAGAAAGTTATCTTTAGGTCAGTTCATCATGACGGCAAGAGGGCCATGCTTGAAGATCTTCACAAGCTAATGGATGAAGCAGACGTGCTTGTTGGCTGGAACTCAGCAGCATTTGATCACAAGCACATAAATCGTGAATTCCTGGAAAATGGAATGATGCCGCCATCAACAGTAAAAGACCTAGACCTTATGAGTGTAACCAAGGCAAACTTTTTGTTCCCATCAAATAAGCTAGACTATGTTGCACAAAAGCTAGATGTCGGTGCCAAGGTTAAGCATTCAGGATTTAGCCTATGGCTACGCTGTATGGATGGCGACAAGAAGGCTTGGAAAGAGATGAAGGAATACCAGATTCAGGATGTAAATCTTTTGGTAGACCTGTATGACATACTTCTTCCATGGCTTGTTCCAAATGGCAAGGTAACTAGCAAGGAAAAGCAGGCAATTCAGGCTACCCTGGACCTTGAGGGAATGGTATAATATTATGGTGGAAAAAGAAGTAAAAACAGATAAAACAACATTAGAGATGGTAAACGGACTAGCAGAGATTGCTGATTTTATGCAGGACGAAGAGCTAACCGCTGCTCTTACGACTATTGCTAAGCTAATCCTTAAACCAGATATTCCTTTGCAGGTAGCTACCGTAGAGATCGTAAGGCTTCAAGCAATTGCAGCCAAGATGGCCTTTAAGGCAACCTGGATGGTAAATGTTGAAAAAGGAAATAGAGAGAAGAAAAATATATATTTTACTGCTCATGAAGCAATTACGGACCTAGTGTCTGCTTTAAAATATATTGTTAAATAAAATATGGCTAAAAATTTACTGCAACAGGTGATGCTTAAAGCTGAGGACAAGGCAAAAAAGTCATTCCTTGATCCGCAAGAGCTCATTGATAAAATCAATCATGGCTATATAGCTAAACGTGAAGCAAAGTTTCAGCAAAAGAAAAGCTTTGCCCCAAGCACCATTGCATTTTCTCATGGAGAATGTCCAAGGTATTGGTATCTGGCTTTCGAGGGTGCAACCTTTGAAGACAACACAGATCCATATGGTGGTGCCAATATGACGGCTGGTACAAAATCACATGAACGTATTCAGCAAGCAATGGCGGATGCTGGAATCTTAAAAGATGCAGAATTTAAGGTTACCTGGAACGACCCCCCAATCTTTGGATTTGGAGATGTGATTCTTGACTGGGGTGGCGAAGATTTATTGGGTGAAATAAAAACAATGCCCAATGAGGGATTTGAGTATAGGAAAGCAAGCGGTAAGCCAAAGCTCGGTCATCTTGTGCAGTTGCTGATATATATGAGGATTTTAAATAAGACAAAAGCTGTTTTAATATATGAGAATAAAAATAATCATGATCTGTTGGTAATACCAGTAGAGATTAATGATTATTATATTAAGTGGGTAAGCCAAGCATTTGACTGGATGAAAGAAGTTCGTAAGGCCTGGGAAGACAAAAAGCTTCCTGAGAAGAACTATAGGTCCAACTCAAAGATTTGCAAGACGTGTCCTTTAAGGGCAACTTGTGATGAAGCTGGCAAGGGAGATCTAAAGATAAAATCTCTGGAGCCTCTAAATGAAGAGTTGTCAATGGTGTAATGGACCGTTTGAAAGCAAAGTAAAGTATCAAATTTATTGCTCAGTAGAGTGCAGAGAAGAAGCAACCAAGGAAAAGGTGGCAGAGAGATATGCAATTGTTCGTAGAAAAAAGATGCATACTAAAACTAGATATTGTAAGTCTTGTAAAACAAAACTATCTGCCTACAACGATGAGGTATTGTGTGACTCATGTATGATAAATCCGCTAGATGTTGGAAAAGCATTGCGAGATATCAAGGGAATGTCGAATGGTAAAAATAAGCAAGCTGACGAATAAGCCAGAGAGAATATGCGCTATTGATGCCAGCACAAACAGCCTGGCCTTTTCAATTTTTAGTGGAAATAGGCTGACACATTTTGGCAAGATAAACTTTGAAGGAATAAACATATATTCTAAAATTAAAGATGCTGCAAGAAAGTCGGTTTCTTTTTTTAATAAATTTGCAAATGATATTGATGCGATTGTAATTGAACATACCATATATATGAACAGCCCAAAGACTCAGGCAGACCTTGCTCTGGTTCAGGGAGCCTTGCTTGGTGCAGCAGCGCAGAACAAAATAAGGCTGGCTGGATCAATCAATCCAATCGCTTGGCAGTCTTATATCGGCAACGGCAAGCTTACAAAAGATGCAAAAAAGCTAATTAGGGTAAATAATCCAGACAAGTCCGAGTACTGGTATAAGCAGCACGAAAGAGAACTAAGAAAACAAAAGACTATTAACTTTATTAATATTAATTATGACTTAGATATTCAGGACAATGACGTTGCTGATGCAATAGGAATAGGCCACTATGCAGTTAATAACTGGGAAAAGATTGACAAATAAAATGGGATCTGCTAAATTATATACATCTGAGCTATGGCTTCGTAAAAGATACCATCTTGACAAGAAGTCTCCAGAAGAGATTGCAAAAGAGTGTGGGGTAAGCGTAGAAACAATCTACGTATATCTTGCTAAATTTGGATTAAGGAAGTCAAGACGATGAGTGCACAAACACAAAAAGAAATTGAAAAGGTTACTAGGCAGGTATCCGATCTGCTTATTGCAAAAAATAAATCATATGGAGACTCAGCACTACATCCAACACGTGTATTTTCTAAGGCAGATGCGGTAGAGCAGCTTCTAGTTCGCATAGATGACAAGCTATCCAGAATACAAAATGGCCACGACTGGCCTGGAGATAATGACATAGACGATCTAATTGGCTATTTGATACTGCTTAAGATAGCTAAGGAGCGCAATGTTAAAGCGTAAAAAAGCAGAGCCATCCAAAACCTACTTTGAAACCATCCCACAAATTGAGATAGATGGTTTTGTAATAGAGGCTGGCGAACTAATTAAAATAAAGGGTGAATACGGTGGGAAGTTTAAGCTCATCGGACTTACCAAGAACAATCTAACTGGTGCTGAATGGGTAGATTGTTATGAAGTGATTGGCGGGGTTCCATCTGTATTTAGATCTTTTCAACTAGATCAAATTAAAAGAATTCCACAACGTGGAAAGAGAGGTAAGCGTGTCAGCGGAACAGGATCTAATTAATCACCTAGATCAAGTAAACAAGGTGGTAGGAGAGTATCTAAAGGGTAGCGATCCTACAAAAATTTCTAAAGAGCTTGCCATACCAAGACAGAAAGTCGTTGCATATCTAGATGAGTGGAAGGCAATGGCTGCAGACAATGCTGCTATTCGTGCACGTGCCAAGGAAGCCCTGGTAGTTGCTGACACTCACTACAGTAAGCTAATTGAAAAGGCATATGAGGTAATAGATGAAGCTACGACTACAGCCAATCTTCCTGCAAAAACAGCTGCTATTAAGTTAGTGATGGACCTAGAGTCAAAGAGAATTGATATGCTTCAAAAAGCTGGCCTGCTTGAAAATAAAGAGCTAGCTGAAGAAATGATTGAAATTGAGAGGCGTCAGGAAGTTTTGGTGGGTATTCTAAAAGATATTGCATCGGAGTATCCACAAATTAGAGATGAAATTATGCGTAGGCTTTCTTCTATATCCAAAGAAAAAGAGGTGATTACAGTTGTCAACTAGCAAGGTTGGTTTTGTAGCATCTGCATTTGACCTACTGCATCCAGGTCACATTTTAATGCTAAAGGAGGCAAAGTCTGTCTGCGACTATCTTGTTGCCTGCCTTCATGTAGACCCATCTCAACAAAGAAGTTTTAAGAATAGGCCAGTTCAAAATATTGTTGAAAGGCAGATTCAGCTAAAGGGTACGAGGTATGTAGATGAAATTATTGTATACGAAACAGAGGAACAGCTTTTAGAGATAATTAAATCTATACATTTTGATATAAGGATTATTGGTGAGGACTATCTAGGAAAAGACTTTACTGGTAAAGAGTTTTGCTTAGAAAATAATATTGAAATATATTATGCCAAAAGGCGTCACAGCTATAGCTCATCTGGGCTACTAGAAAGAATCAGAAATGTTTGATGACTTCATAGAAGCACTCACCTCAGATGTATTTGAAGAGGTGCCAGTAGATGTAAAGACATTTGTTGAAGGCAGGGACTACCTTGCACAACCACCACTTTCTCAGGTACAGTATGACATTGTAGAGGCAATGAGCCAAATCTATAAAAAAGAAGACATCATTAGCTTGATGGGCACGGACGAGGGCACCAGGTACTATAATAAATATACAAAAAATGAAGTGATTCTTCAGTTAGGTAAGGGAAGTGGAAAAGACTTTACATCAACGGTTGCGTGTGCATATATTGTATATAAGCTACTATGCCTTAAGGATCCTGCACGGTATTTTGGCAAGCCTAGTGGCGATGCCATTGACATCATTAACGTTGCTATTAATGCCCAGCAGGCTAAGAATGTATTCTTTAAAGGATTTAAAACAAAGATTGAAAAGTCCGCTTGGTTTGCAGGAAGGTTCTATGCGAAAGCGGAGAGTATTGAGTTTGATAAATCTATTACAGTTTACTCAGGACATTCCGAAAGAGAATCTCACGAAGGTCTCAACCTTATCCTGGCGGTACTTGACGAGATCTCTGGTTTTGCTACGGAAATTGGAACAGGCAATGATCAGGGTAAAACTGCGGATAACATCTATAAGGCCTTCAGGGCATCAGTAGATTCTCGTTTCCCAGATTTAGGCAAGGTTGCCCTCTTATCCTTTCCACGTTTTCCTGGAGACTTTATTTCGGCAAGATATGATGCGGTAATTGCAGAGAAAAATTCTGTTCTCAAAACACATAAGTTTGTTATGAACCCAGACT